CCTACTAGCCAGTCGGTCGCTAGCGAAGGTCAGGAGCCCAACGGGCCAGAAGGGGTCAAACCCGAATCGTCCAGTGCAGGACGTGGCAACAAAGCTAAAGTTGCTTGTGACAGATCGAGAGTTTTCAGCAGAAAGCACTCAGTGACACCGAAACAGTTGGCATGTATTCAGGAGAGATTTCCGGATTGGATTTTCAATTTCGGGGATGGACCCTTACACGACCATCCTTTAGGGGCCACCGAGAGAGCTATATGCGAGAGCTTAGTGGTTGAGAGAATTTCGCGAGAATTGGGTAAAGTGTCTATAACGGATGCCGGGGGTAACTCAAGTCGCCACCTAGCTAACAGGAGGACTAACATCCATTCTTGTAATCCTCTCATGAGTAGCAAAGATGTCATAAGACACAGTACCGCTGTAGGTAACAGATGCACCAATCGAGTTCAAGATTGTCAGTTCGTACCTGATGTATACATGATGATTCATTCAATGTATTACTTCACGAAAGACGACATACTAGAACTACTTTTGAAAAGTCGCACTGGTTACCTCTACTCGGTCGTGCATAATTTTGACAATCTTTACGGAACTTTCCACCACAATGGAGAATACGTTGAATCTCACTACGAAACTTTTGTCGAGAATAACCAAATGAAGGTGGCTATGAAGGTTAGAGGAAATCTAACAGCCTACCAACACGATCCTTGCCATTGGCTGCGTGACACAAAGTACGTCGCCCGTGGTAATGGTATGTGCTGGGAAGCCCACCCAATAGGTGACTCTTGGATATATAAGTTTTCTTTAGTACCTGAGGATAAAATTGATAGCATTATCGTCGATAGTGTTAAGACCATGGTTCTAGTTGACAGTTTGAACCGCAACGATCATTACGGGATCGTTGAAGGTGTACAATCCTTAGGAGATGAGACTAAGTTTAAACCAATGTTGGAAGAGTTACGAATTCGCACAGACCGGATAAAGAGCTTTGGCCCCTTTGTATGGATCGGTAAAGATGCAGACCGTACTGTATTAATACCTAAATCAATCGTGCAAGCGGTAGCCCTGAAAATGGTAGGCACCCCGCGCGATAAGGCTGGCTTGCGAATGTGTATCAATGAAATGAGAAATGCTGTGAGAGCAGAGAAAATATCCATGCCGAACAAGATGCGTATAGACTGTTGTATTCACGGTGCTGCGTTAGCTTTCGTACTTTACCTAGAAGAGGAAATATGTAGTTTCAACAAATTATGTACTCCTAAATATCTTCGAATGTACAAGATGTTGGCTGATGTCGTAAGTTTAGAGCCGGTCTTTAGGCTAAGTGATGTCTTGAACTCGCTGTTCTGCTGTGGATCGACCGACGACACCAGTGACATAGCTACTGTTGTAGCTTACAACAATGACCGTTCTTCGCAACCCGGGCCGTCGTTTGACGCTCGCAAGGCTTGGCCTAACGGCCTACCCGGTTATGAATCTCGCAAAGTTTTAAAGAAAAGCCGGGCTGGCTCAAGCATTTCAGCAGCATTGCGCGTAGAGAACGAGGATAGACCTCAGTTCCACGCTGTCGCTCCCTCATTTTCAAATTTGATACCAACAGTTCCATGTGCTTCGATTAATAATGAAGTCGTGGCTATCAGCAATCGCGCCATAATGGAAGTCCCAGTGGCCGATCCCAAGGAATGGGCAGAAGTTAAGAAGTTTGCACGTTATTGGATTAAGCAGTTTCGTAAGATTGACGCGACTGATCTTGACCAAGATTTTGCGAATTGGAATGCCAAATTCACACCAAGTAAGAGGAAGATTCAGTACTTAGCTTACTTGGATATCCAGAAAAACCCCCTGAGTGAAAAAGATTTCACTAGATCAATGTTTGTTAAACGGGAGCTGGATGTCCGAGTCGGCGCTGAGGATTACGATCCTAGGGCTATTCAAGCGAACACAGATCGTTTGAACGTAGCTTTCGGACCTTTCGTCTCGTTAGTATCTGAACAATTGAAGAAATTGTGGAGTGTGGACAACGACATTACGTATACAGCCGGTATGACAGCCGAGGAAATTGGAGCTTGGAGGGCCCAATTTTCCTATAGAAACGTAACGATTATAGAGTTAGATGAGTCCAGGTATGATGCTCATCAGGGAGAAGATGTCTATGACATCTTTAATACCGTTCTAACCAAATGCAATGATAATTATGGGCAGGTTTCTAAGGCTATGAAGTCAATGAGGAAAATTAGAGGTTACAGTGGTAAAGGTGTGAAATACACCGTCGATTACACCATGACCAGTGGTTCACCAACCACTTCTGTAAGTAATTCCTTTATTAACGGCTTAAAAACTTCTTACATACTGAGG